TGGAAAGATAAAGGTAAGCCACTAGAAGACCTGTATAAGGCACTACACAATGTTCAATATCTCATTGCACGAGAAGAAAGGAAGCAAAATGTACAAGCTCAAAAACGTGAAGGGCAGTCTGCCCAAATCTTTGAAAGTGTCGTTCAAGACCTACGACGCTGCACGGAGCGCCCTTCGGAAGTTCCTACGCGCGAAAGCGTCTTTAAAGAGTGGTGAACATCTACCAATGTTCCTAATGCGTAGTTTCGGCTACGACATTGTTCGAGTAGCATAAGAAAAGGGGCCTAGCGCCCCTTTCTTATTTCTTGTATTTTTCAGTTAAGTACGTCTTAACTCTACTTATATACTCCTGTGTTTCTTTTGCTGGCGGCTGCTCTCCTGCTAACACTGCTTTACCTGCTGAAGGCCCACCATTATAATCAGCTACAGCAGCCAATGCATTATTTTTATACTGGTTTTCTAGAGTAAACTTTAGATATTTACCAGCAGCATCAATGGACGCAAATGGATTGTTAGGGTCATGTTTGAACATGCCACCTTGCAACTTCTGAGTAGCTGGCATAAACTGCATAATCCCTTGTGCACCCTTGGGACTAACTTGTTCCGGATTGGTACGTTCACCAGCGTTTTTAATTGCTAGCACCATACCTTTAGGAAGACCATACCGATTCTCAACTTCTAGTGCAAACTCATCTAGACGAGGATCATTATATTGCAGATTCTTCCATTCAGCCTTGTTCTTAACAAGTTCTTTCCAAGTAGGTTCCATTATTGCTCCCACCATTCTTTAGCGCCAGCCGTAGGAGCAGATGCTGCAGGTTTAGCAGCCGATGCTGCTGGAGCAGCAGGAGTTGCAGCAGGGGCTGCGGGACGGGCTTCCATGCTGAAGAATCCAGCGTAAGGTTGGTTATTATTAATAATACCAGCAAAATCCTGACCAACTGCTTTTGGCTGCTCTTTTGTCAGCATAGCTCGACCATACACCATGTTGCTCAGCATGGGTTTTAGTTGCTTCATAAACTCTTCAGAAGCTTGCGTATAAGCAGTATTAATAACAGGTGCAGCAGCAGCTTGCATCTCTGCCATAGTCATTGCTCTACGCTGTGATGGAATAGCAGGACGGGCTGGCTGCACTACCACAATCTCCCCCGCATCGTTAACACCCAGTTCTAGTTTTACTTTGTATTTATTTTCAATGGTGGTCTTCATGTCCTGTACATTTCGTACAGATTGCTGAAGGCTGTTGCTGACGTTAGCTTTAATGACAGCTTGATCTGGATCAGCAAGCTTACTAATCTTTTCGCCAATGGTTTTATATTGACGAGCAAGTAGTTGGCTATTAGCACCATACTGCGTAGACGTACTTAGAGCAGCACTCACCACATTAACCTCTACAGGACTTAGTTCTGCTTTCTTTAGCGTTTCTACAGCAGTAGCCATCTGTGCCTGATGAGCAGCACGAGTGGTGTTAGAGGAAGCAATAGGATCTACAGGAACTGCAGCGGGGCTTTGTTGTGACTGTAGCATAACTCTTTGAACGTTAGCTAGATCACCTGCCGCTTTAACATCGTTGCGAACACCGCCAATAGCTGTAGTAAGTTCATTTTCTTGACCAACCATAAACTCATAGAATGAACGATTGGTACGCTTAAGATTCTCACGATCCGCGCCACCCGCCCAATATGCCATAACCATAGGGTTATTCTGCATGGCAGATTGTTGTTTAATTGCAAGGTCTACTAGCTGTTGTTTTTCTTGTAAAGTTTTATCACGATATGTGCGTAGAATAGTAGCCATAGCAGTTAGACCAATGCCCTTATCATCAGCATATTTGCTTAACGCTGTTTCAGCCATTCGATCTATGTCACCATACAAATCATTTCGCTTTGCAGTTGTAAGGTTAGGATTATTTGCAATGTACGAATCAACCGCAGCTTTAGCCTGACGACGAGCTTGGTCAATATTAGTACGCATTTGAGCACTGTGTAGTTTTGCTAATGTTTCAAATTGTACAGGGTTTACGGCTCTTGGGTCACCTGTTGCCATAAGTTCTAGTGTTTTGGCAAACGTTTCTTCTTTATCTTGAACAGACTGAGTGAGAACAGATGTTCCTAAACTACCACTAAAAATAGCAGCAAAAGCAGGGCGTTGCTGATCTGCTTGCATGTCGCTCTGACCTTGCTGACCATCAATATACGCTTTAACACGTTTAGTCTCAGTAGACGTAGCCATGATCTGCTGAGCACCTGACATACGCCTATCGTACTCGGCACGATTAGTTCTATACAAATTTAAAAGCTGCTCACGAGTACCGACAACACCTAAATCAGCAGCTTTATCCATATCCTGCAGAGCAACATCTTCAGCAGATTTAGGCTGTTTACCTTCTTTGGGTGGAGTAAAACGCTCACGTACATAACTCATCTGTGCCCAACGATCTGCACCGGGCATGCCTGTAACTGCAGCAACTCGTTCACGAATTTGATTAGCAAGTCCGGGAAACTTTGCAATTGCTGTTTTAGTAATTGAATCAATTCTAGAAATGTAGCGTTCGTTAGACATGCCACCTTCTACAGCAGCTTTAAGACGATTTAATTCGTTATCAAAAGCCCCTAGTTGTTTACCCACTGCTTCTTGTTGTTCAAGAGGTGCAGCCTCATTAAATTGCCCAAATACAGTACCTCGTGCTGCCGCTACACCGGGAATCTGTTTAGCAGCTTCTTCTGCTAACTTACCTGTACGTAAAAACTCAGCACCTAGACCAGCAGCTTCTTCTTCAATATTAGCCATCTCACCTGCTACATAACCCTTGTACAAGTCCCCAGCAAAACCTGTGAGAGTGTTAATGGATTCTGCTTTGGCTCTAGCGGCTTGCCCTAGCAGTGCAGGGTTAGCCATTGCTGGCTCTACGTTCCTAGTAATGTCTGCACGATAAGTTGCCATTATTTGTTTTCTCCTGTGTTCGTCACGATGTCTTTAATCTTCCATTCTTTCACAGCTTGATCAGTTAGCATTTTTTCATACTGAGTAAATGCTTCTGTCTTGTATGCTGCTTTCATTAGTTGAGTGTAGTCTGCACCGCTATAACTGTTTAGAATAGCTTGAACCACTGCAGCATGTGTTCTATGCCCTTCATCGTCATTGTTACGTAGTGCTGTTAGTGCTAACATGGCATGTTTACCTAAAGCTTTAGATGCTGCTTTGATGTCATCATCGTGCGCTTTCTTGCTACTGTACACAATGTTGTAGTCTTCTTGTGCTGCAGGAGGAATACCGAAACCAATCATCCATGCTTCAGTGTCGGTCACTCGGTACATAGCTGAACCACTACTACTTTGGACTTTATTAAAGTTCTCCATTGCAATGCGAGCTTTCTGAGCGTTATTAATAAACGAGAAGCTGCCCTTACCAATTTCAGTCAGTGCAGTCTGTAAAGTACTCATGGTCATGGGTGCCTTAGCAACGATTGAGAATGCCTCACCAAAGCCTCCTAGTATACGTAGGGCTGCAAAACCAGATGGGCCAGCAGCTACTTCCATAAATGTTTTCTCAGGGTCTAGCAAACCCTTTACAATGTCTTCGTAATAACGGAAGGTATTGAAACGGCTACCTAGTGCTAGCTTTGCTTCACCATCTGTTAGTGCTGCAATTGCACCTGCTACCACACCCTGTTGCACAGTGATGCGCTGTGTCTCCGACATATCTTCTGGCAGCATGTCAGTTAGAATGTCTCGGAAAGGCCACAGGAAGGCACCAGCAGTACCCATCACCATCGTGTGGGTTAGCAATAGTTGTGCTGCTTCTTTCTGTGTAAATGCTCGTGGGTTACCCATCAAACTCTGAATGATGTTCATCATTAACTTAACTTGATATTGCACGAACTGTGTAGGAATAGACTTCCAACCTTGCTGCCATGAAGCAGTGTTGGCACGAGTCATATTCTGTGTCAGACTATCTTGACGCTCCATAATCTTAGCTAGAGCATCGTCTGTCCACCAAGCAGTGCCGGGGTTAGCAGCAATGTACTCACGACGAGCAATGTCAAAGCTAACTAGTCGGCTGTAACCTTCACCAGCATTGAAGAAAGCTGCAGAGGTGTCACCAGCACGACGAGACACTTTGTTAAAGATGCCGTACTTGCCAACTTCAGCACCGTACAAGCTCGTAGTATTGATGCCGTCCATTAGACCAGTACGGCGAATAGCGCGTACTACTTCCACAAACTCATCTTCCTTCATGCCTAAGCCAAGGTTGGTGAGGTTGTTTACTTTAGCCACATTACGCCAAATATCTTCTTGATCACTGAACAGTGCAAGAGAATATAGTGACGATGATTTAGCACTCTTAATACCGTGCAGAGGGCTAATTGCAATGGCGTTGAATGCGTTCATACCCTGCATAAAAAACTGTACAGGATTGAATGCAAAGAAGCTGTGGAAGGCAATGGTACGTGCCCACGTTGGGTAGTCTTTAGTAGCACGTAGAGTAGCACCTAGCTTGGCAATTGGTTTACTACCTGTCTTAGATTCAAGACCTTCGCTAATCATACGCATAAAACCAAGATAGTCTTTTTCTTCTTTAGTAGGAATATTCATCTGTGCAATGATGTAGTCTTGCACTTTTTCTGCAACAGCGCGTCTTTTGTCTGTACCAACATACATGCCTTTGTTGTTTAGCATGTAACGGAAAGCTGCATCAGGAGTCATTGTACGAACGTTGTCAGGCAGATTATCCACGAACGTATTAAACCAACGAATAACGTGGCTTTCGCGCCACTCAGTAATTGACGCTACATAAGCAGTGTTGCCAATCTCTGCTGCTACACTATCTAATGGGCTTAGAGTGTTGACCGTATCTTTACCAAATACAGACAGCACTTTGTCACCCCGTTTAGATGAGTAGTTGCTAGACATACCAATAGTTTCATTAATATAGTCATCGTCTGTACGAGTATACAATACCTCGACACTAAAAGATTGACCAAAGCGATTGCTAT